GCCGCCCCCCGCAAAGCCTTGCCCGGAAATGCCCGATGCTCCAGTACTGGCATTTGAGCCACCACCACCTGACCCGCCTACCGAGCCATTTGAACCAACTCCATTTGAGTTTGTGCTTGCACCGCCACCGCCACCGCCGAAAGCAAAATAAGAGCCAACGGCTGAAGAAATTCCATTGCCACCTTGCGCGCCAATAAAGTTAGTTGTACTACTTGTGCCCGCGGCTCCTGCGGCTCCGACCGTCACAGTATTAGATCCCGCTGGTAAATACGCCGAGGTATTGTAAATATATCCTCCGGCGCCACCACCACCCCCCGACGAATAACTAGTCGATGCGCTCATGCAAGCGGCACCTCCTCCGCCTCCGCCAACAACAAGAATTTCGACAGTACCACCCGCGCCGACAGTTACCGAACCCGAGCCTGTAAATTTAACAATTGTTTTACCCGAACGCGATGAAGTATCAACTGTGCCGCCTGAGTTTGATGTATAGGTGGCTTTACCAACACCCGAACCAAAGGGAAAACCTGTAAGTAATGGCATTTCTGCGCCTCCTTTTTAAGCGAACTTCGTAGCACCACCAGCGAGCACCGTATAAGTTGGAGTCGCGGCAGTTTTGACAATAGTGAAAGAGTAAGAATCAATAGCCGAAGCGTTACCTGCGGCTGGAGCAGTTCCACTTACCCATTTTGGAGTGACGGAAGTTCCATCAATTTGAAATGCGTTAGCGTAGTAAGGAGTAGCGCCGTTTGTATTTAGAAATACAACGGAGATCGCTTGACCTACTGCGAGCAAAGAGTTAAGAGTTGTCGTGGAGTTCCCGCGAAAGTTCAAAGTAAAGTTTGCCGAAGCGTTAGTGGTGTAATACAAAACCCCTTGCGTGATGCAATCAAAGTTGATCGTTCCTGTTGCGGCAGTTGCGGAAACGGTTGAGTTTTCGATCGGTCCTGTAAACGAATCTGAGGCAAGAGTTTTGTTTGTTAAAGTTGTTGTACCGGTTGGAGTGACAAAGTTTGAACCAGCGGCAACACGCGCATCGGTAATGTTTGCGGTCACAATAGACGAAGTTCCAGCCGCTACTGCAATCTGCGCCAACACAATTGAGTTAGCCGGGGTCGCTGGAGCTACGGGAGAAGCCGCTGGGGTTCCTGCAACCACGTTGATTGCTACTAGGTTTAGGGTTCCCGTATAAAAAGCATCCGACACCGTAAGGCATACAAGGTCAATACGAGGGTTGGAAGGGTTGGAAGTTGAGATAGGCGCGTTTACCGTCGCATCGTTGTAAGCAATATAAGTACCCATATTTGCTTGAGTTGTTCCGACAATTGCCGCCCAACCCGAAGCCACGTTCACTGACATATTCGGTGTACCGTTTTGAGTCACCGCAAGAGAAGTTGAACCGACAATGCCGGTGGTTGAAAAAAAAGCTTGAGTTGTTAAACGGTCATTTTCGGCAGGATGTGAGCCGTTTTGTAACCAAGATGGCGGTGTGCGTAAAACCATTATTAATTCTCCTTATACATACGCGTTGTACCAAGTAACGGTTGCGGCGGTTGTACCTGCAAGTGTACCTGTTCCTGTCAAAAAGAATTGATTAGACCCGGGAGCTGCCCAAAACCAGTTTGATCCACCTGACACGAGGTTACGCGCCGTTGCGCCATCGTAAGTGACAAGGCGTTGCCCCAAGTCCACTACAAGGCTATCAGTGTTTGTAAAAGTTCCTTGAATTGTAATGTAGTTGCCTTGAGTCGTGTTTCCAACCGTCGGGTTGGTGATTGGTCCAGTTATTGTAATTATCGGGTAGGTGTTCGCCCACCCTGAGTTGGTAACGGTGGTTGTTGAAGCGCTTGAACCGCCGCCGTACAACAAAGGGTAAACGCGGTTGTAAGTACGCCCCAACGGGTTGCTTACGACCATTAAAGCGGTTTGCTGAGTGTTGTCGTAAAACTTAGGATCAGGCGCAAAAAAAGTCCATTGGCTAGTGACGTAACCGTAGGTAAAATTTGGATCAACAACGGTTTTGTTTGCTCGAACACGCGCATTAAGGAATTGAAGCCCCGAAGCCGCTGAAAGTTGAAATTGAAGTTGGTTGTTGGATGAAAATGCGGTGTAATTTGCGACAGGAAGCAGCGCAGCTTTCAACAAATTGTAATTGTATTGCGCGGTGTTCCCGTTGCCCGACAGCGTGACAATGGTGACTGTTACTGTTCGACCGCCGTAAAAGTCGCGCCCAGAAAACATGCCATCGTTAAAACCTTGATTGTCATCTTGATTGCGAATATCCGGCAATCCTACCAAGCCATCCACGCTTGTAATTTGATACGGGGAACCAGCGCCGCCAAAGGTAAAGCCGTTGTACGCCATCCCGTAATAGTTAAGTGAACTCACAGGCATTTTACATACCCCCTACCGCTACCAGCGTTGTGCCGTACAAAATTGCGTTTGTCGTTGCGGTCGTAATATCGGATGCGGCAGTTGAACCGTTGATGTTGTTGGTTTGATTTACAACAATAGGCGGTTGATTGTAATTTGTTCCTAATTGAGAGTTTGAGATTTGATTTTGAACGTATCCCGAAGGTGTTGAAGAAAACAAATTGGGGTTGGAAAGCGCAATACTGCTAATTCCCGAAGTTCCACCGGTGTACCCACTTGCGCTACTACCTGCACCGCTACCTGCACCGCCACCGCTCCATGCACCCAACGCCGCCAAAGCCGCTTGAACCGCTTCCGCTTTTGCTTGAAGCGCATCCAGTTGTTTCATCGTTGCGTCATTGATTGCTTGAGAGGATTTAAGAAAAGTATCTTCAGCCGCTTGAACCGCGTTGTTGTAAGTGTCTTGAGCTTTTGCCAGCGCCTTGTCCCGAGCATCTTGAGCCGCAGAAATTGCTTTATCCAAAGTTTGCTGAGCGGTATCCATCGCCTTGTTAAATGAATCATTCTCTTTGCTAATTGCATCTTGCATGGCGGTGTCGTTTGCGGCAAGTTGTTGAGTCAGAGTGACTCCCACTTGAGCGTACTGCTTTGCAAGAGCATCAGTAGCAAAATTCGTACCATCGTTCATCTGCGCGGCTAAAGCGTTCAATCCATTTTGAGAAGTTTCCTCAATTTGTGAATACAAAGTTTTGATTGAATCTTGCGTTGCTGGAGTCGCGGTCAAAACCGACTGGGCAAGAGCATCGCCTTGTGCTGGTCCCTGTGAGATCACTTGGTCAATGAATGATTGGTTGTAACCGGCGGCGGCGAGTTTTCCGGCATCCTCTTGAAGCTTCTTGACCTGATCTAATTGATTTTGAAGCTGAGATACCAAGCCGCTACTGGTTGAACCGCCAGCAGTAAACAAATCACCTAAATTGATTTTGGTCGCCGTTTCAAAAGCGCTTGTCATTAAATCAATTGATTGTTGGATAATTGCTTGCCGTTGATCTGCGGCGGCTTGCTCCAACTGAGCCGCTTTATCAGCGTACTGTTGTTGAATATTCAAAAGATTTTGCTGGTGGGATGTTTCTAAGTTTTCAACCGTTTGGTTGTAATTGTCCTGAGCGGTTTGAACGGCATCATTGTAAGTTTGTTGAATTTGATCTTTGGCTTGATTAAAGGTGTCAAGAGCTTTTGCCTCAGCATCATTGCGAGCTGCAACCGCCGCATCCATTTTGTTTTGGCGGTCTGTCATGACCGCGCCCATTTGATCTTGCAAAGTAGTAAGTTGTTTATCGTACTTTTCAATTTCAGCGTTGCGCTTTGCAGTAGCGGCGGCGGCTTGTTTTGCGGCAGCAACAAGCGCTTTATTTACTCCACCGCCCGTTACATTTCCACCTATGCCGGTATCGCCACCAGTGCTTGTTGAACCGGCGGTTGCGAGTTGATCTGAAATTGAAGTGCCGCTAATAGAAATTTTTTTATTTGCCAAAGCATCCAAAGTATTGCTGAATTTACCCACAGCAAGCGCCGCTGCATCGATCTCTTTTCCAGCGGCTTTGAACGGAGTTCCCAAGATAGGAATTTTGGCAAATGTATCTACGACTTTTGCAACCATTCCAAGAAGGTAACCAAGCGCCTTGATAATTGTTTCAATTACATCAACAACAACTTTTCTGAATCCTTCGTGGGTATTCCACAGACTAATTAAAGCCGTCAGCCACGCGTACAACACATCTTTGTAGAGGAAAACAATGACCGGAATAATTACCTTTTGAATCAACTCAAGCAATTTGGTCAAAATAGGCATCACTACTGCACCGACTTTTACCGCAATATCATCAAATTTAGCTTTTAACACTTCAAGTTGTCCGGCAAAAGTATGAGTGTACCCAACCGCTTGACCGCCAATTTTTTGATTCAATTCATCCATTGCTTTCGCAATAGCCTGATTCTTGGGGAGAGTTGTATCTAACGTAATTCCGAATTCTTTGAAAGCTCGAGCATTACCCATTGTGCCAAGTTCCAACGTGTGAGCCGCTGTTGCCAAATCTTCGTGCTTGTAGCGAGCAAGGTCAGCCGCCATTGACATCAACTTGGTTGATTCGGTTACATTTCCCGTTGCCGATACAAGTTTTGTGTAAGCACTTTCGGTGTCTGCGGTGGAAAAGCCCAATGAACTCATTTTTTCAGAAGTCGCTTGAATTTCAGCGCGGTTAGCCGCCGTGTTAGCTTTGGCGTTGTTGAGCGCGGTGGAAAGTTTTTCAGTTGCCACTTGCGTGTCCTGAATTGCCTTCATTGCATCTTTCAAACCATTGGTCAGCAGTTCAACGCCTTGGGTTGCCAAGTTGCCGGCAAACACGCCTTCCATAATGTTTTTGAAGCCGCCCAAAGCGCCGCCGGTTGATTTGGTCTTTTCCTCAATGCTTTTTAGACCATCGGTGACTTGTGATACACCTGAACTGACACCACTTGAATCAATTGTGACAACAATAGTTAAGCCGGGAATCTCACCTGCCATGTCATCCCCTAATCGCTACGCTGATTGCACTAATTACGTACTGCTCTGCTTTACCGGACAAAATTATCTCATCTCGAGCAGGTGTCATGTATGGATAGGATACGCCACTTTTCCACATTGAGGAACCTTTTTCAAGCGTCATCGAATACTCTGCGGCTGAATTTACGTTTGCTTCATACGATCCAAAGCCCACCCGGGTTGCAGGAATTGCGGTGATGTTGTTGCGCAAATTGCCGGTGACGGTGTTGGGGTATTTACTGGGAATGCGCGGTGTCCCTAGTTTGTGTTTGTTTTGCGACACATTGCTAACGGCTTGATTTTTGATTGCAAGTGAAATGAAGTTGGTTGCTTGATTCAAACCAACGTCCAACCGGGTCATTATGAGTTGCAAAGCGGCTTCCACTTCGGGAAGGTTGCTACTGATTTCGTCGGGCATTGGCGCTCTCAATCTGTTTTATTTTTACGCGTTCAATGGTATCTCCAATAGCAAGGAACCAGTCAGCCTTTTGTGCTGGCAAATTATCTACTTGCTCCGGAGTCCAACCAAATCTGTCGGCAAACTTAAAATAAAACCATTCCTCATCGGGGTAGGTAAACGCTTCGTGCCTTGCGCCGCCTTCCAGCAACCACTCTAAGCGTTTGAGCTGTCCAAAGGGCTATCAGCATCCTTGGCATTTTCCGGTGTATCGGCAAGTTTGGGGAACAAGTAAGGAGTGACTTCTTGAGTTGCGGCAACCAACGTGTCGTAATCTTCGGGTTTCAATTCTCCCAAAGACTCAGGAACAACAGAAGGAATAATCAGATCAAATGACCACTCTTCAACCATGATCGCAACAATAGCTTCTCCGAGTGCGGTTGCTTTCGACATTTCGCCTGTTTCAGACTCGCTTGCTTTAATAATCTTTTTGCGGTCTTTGATTTTAAGCTCTGACGGGTCGCGGAAAACTGCGGTTGCGCCGGATGGAAGCTTGATTGTTTTCTTTGCCATTATTGCCCCTTTATTCGTGTTGAGGTTATCTTACCTGCAAAGGGCAAAAGGCGCACATAGAGTCGTGTGGGCGGTGGCTCTATGGCGCCTTCTGCGGTCTAGGGGTTAGCAGTAAGTGGTTGATACCGCGTTAGCAATAGTCCACTTGATTGGAGAATAACCTGATGAGGTAGCGGCATCGGTTGTGTTACCTTGACCGTTAAATGTCACTTCAATCTCAACAAAGTCTTTTGAGCGACCAATAACGGCGGCTGTGTAAGCGCCTTTTGTCAATTGGGCAGAAATAATTGTCTGAGTTGAACCTGTGCCTTGAGTCCAGTTGAAAACAAGCGCAGGTTGAGTGTTGGTTAAGAAGTTAGTGAGTTGGGTATCGGCTTCCATTGTAAAAGTGACTTTGCCGCTTACATCCAACGCCCCAAGGAACACCTGATAAGGGTTTTGAGTGTTGGCAATTCCCCATACTGGCGTAACGGGTCGCTTTATATCGATCTGACCTGTCATTGCGTTGGTAACCTGAGTTCCAGCAACCGATACCGTACCTGTCCAAACAGGCGTAGGCAAAATAGTCGTGAAGCTCGGAGTTGGGGTTGAAGCGGTTGAAGACAACCATCCCGTTGCTTTCGCATCGTACTGGAGCATTCCGTCAGCATTAAACTTCAAAGAAAAGTCAGAGAACTGCATACCTGCGTAGGCGCGAACGTTTGCTGAGTAAAAGTCGGTAATGGTGTACGCAATAGGTTGAATATCGGCCGCAGTTGAAGCGGAATACTTAAGAGTAAGTGCGTGTGAATAAGGTGATGAACCGGTGATAGTGTCGGTTCCCATAACTCCACCAATAACCCAACCGATAGTGTCTGCAAAAGCATCTCCGGAGAAGTCAAAAGTTGAATTGCCGCGACCTTGGATGTAGTTGTAGGTTTCAACGGCTGAGCCACGAAGTCCCTTGTCTAGCAAAATGCCGTACTTGTCCTCGGGTTTAACCGAGTTGGCAAGCACTGGGATAAACGCGGTTGGAGTAACGGGAGTGCCTTTTGTTGTTTCCTTAGCAATTCCTACGTACGAACGATGTGTATTTTGTAATGCCATCTCACGCTCCTTGCGTTGTGTCAGACGGGGCTGACGGTGTTGTTGGGGTTGTTTTCTTTGTAGAAGCGAGAGTCAAATTTGCTGCAACGATTCCATCCGGCGCTTCAAAAGTATCTCCGGGGTTTACCGTGACACCAAGCGTAGGGTAAATTGTTTCTTGATCTCCGGTGAATTGATATGTTGCCATGCTGTTCTCCTAAGCTTGGATCATTTGTGTAACAGTAAAACGAATCTCTGCCCAAATCTCCGTTGCACCGTTTTGCGACTGGGAAGGCTCCCCGTAGAAGGTATCCAACGAAGGTTCCGCACCCTGCCACACCAAAGTACCTGTTGTATCGCCAAAATTGTGATCTGCTCGCAACGTGTTTTTGATGTTGTCGATAAGTGTATCAAAATCAGCCATCGCATTTTCGGCATCATTTTGAACTGAGTGCGTAAAAATTTGAAGGCTCACCGTAAAATCAACTCGCTTCCAGCCTGAGTGCGCTCCACCAATAGCAATACGGGAATCGCGCTCACCGGCAATATGAATAACGGCGGCGGCTCTGGTAAGTTGCCCGGCGGTTGCAGTGACTTGAAAATTGATGCGCTTTGGGAAAGCCGTGAAGATTTGATTCAACCCGGAGATATTTGCGCCAGTAAGGTAAGAATAAAGTTGCGAGCGTACCTGCACGCGACCGACGTTGCTCATTAGCGCATACGCCTAAACGGGCTGAGAAGCTCTTTTGCGAGCGCCATGTCTGTGCCAATAATTTTGCGCGTATCTGGACCACCGGTAGCGCGTGTCGTGATCGCCATTGTGAGCGAGTTATCGCCGCGAACTTTAAGGAATTCATTGACCATCAATATCGCGGCTTCCTTAATTGCGCCCGGCATTGTTCCAATTGCCACTCCCGAAGCGTGAGTGAACTTGAGCGCGCCAGTTAAAGGTACGGTGGTGGAACCAAAGACATAAGTGGATGCAACGGTAACCACTTCCGAGTTCACGCCATCCCAAATATTAAGCAGTGATCCGGCAGTTAAACCAACTGGGTCAATCATCGTCAAAGTGCTTTGTCCGGCGGTCGCGGATGAAATAAGACCATTACAAAAGCCAGCAACGTAAGTGTAGTTAGCGTAGATGCGCGAACGGGTTGAAGCCGGGAACCCGAAGGAAAGTGGACCAACCGAAGAATAGGTCAAGCCTAATTGGCTCAAAGGATAAATGAATTGAGCCTTCTCAAACCAAATCTGCGACAACCCGGTTGAGGTTGCTTGCACTAGGTTTGTCGGGGTCACGCCATAGGAAAGACTTGTGACCGCTACTAGGTTGTTGTATTCGGGAGATATCGCCAAATAGCCTTCTGGCGTGATTCTTGTTCGCTGTTGCTCGACAAAGTTTTGAGCAATCAAGGGTTGGTTACAAAAAATATCAATCCACGACGAAGCTCGAGCGATGTTGTTGTTAAGTTCAGCATCCTGTTGCGCTGAGGTTCCCCCCACCACTAGGTTGTCGTAATCAATTGCAGTTGGAGCGTTTTTGTATTCCGCAAGAGTCAAGTAGTTGCCCGATTGAAACGGCGTGATTGGCGAAATACCGACTGTTGCTGTCATTGTTTAATTCCCGTCTGTTGGAACGCCTGATGAATTGTCGTGTCCACAACGCCCACATTTTGCAAACCAAGATCCAAAGCCACATTCTACGCAATTAAAGCCGCGCATGGTGTCACCCTTTGAGTGGCGCGATAAATTTTCCTCGGTGAATCCTTCTGCCTTGAGTGCAGCAATATCGCTAGGTTTTGAAGCTTCGTAAAAACCCGATCTGTCTGCCCGAAGTGTGCGTGTACCGCTTTGAGTTTTAATATCCACCGCCTTGAGATAGCCGGATGGACCAACTAAACGTGCCATGCTCCCACCTTTCTAAGAAAAGAGGCAGGGAGCCTTTCGACTCCCCACCCCGTTATTCAATTGTTTACGCAGCTGTAATGCCTGACACAATTCCGTTCCATGCTGGCGCGGCGCAGAAGAATGTGCCACGGAAGTAGGTTGAGAATTCGTAAGCAAACTGTGTAACTGGCCATTGGATACCCATGTAGTCCTGCACCATGTAGTTAGACCAAATATCAGAAACCTCTGTATCAGGAATAGGCAAGGTGTAAGACATGACAGGTGAAACGCCTTGAGGCAACCAAGGATGAACAGTAAGAGGAACGCTCTTGCCTGTTGTTTCGTTCACGATACCGCCGACAACTGAACCGAAGGTAACGCCGGTTGTTTCATCCTGCATTACTTCGAGTCGGTAGTTGCTGTTGGTGTTGGACTTGATTGCATCAGAAAGTTGTTTGCGATCTGAACCGTTAATGAGAATCTCATCAGGGTCAGCCTTTACTGCGTTGTAAAGAGCTGCAAACACGGTCTGATACTCAGTTCCGGGGTTAGCGTTGCTGAATGTGCTGTTAATGCGGTTGTTGTAACCGGTGTTGGAACCAAGAAGTGTTGTCAAGATTCCGTCATAGCCTGTTGCGTAAGCAGAGGTGTCTGATGAAGCGCGAGAAGCGAGAGCGCCGGTTGTGGTGTACGGAGCTTGGTTGCCGAGAGCTGGAGTTCCTGTGCCACCAAGGGTAAACACAAGACCTGTTGTGCGACCTTGGAATGTTGCGTTAGCAACGCCGGTTGTTGTGCCAACGTACACGTTGTATGCAAGTGCACCGGTGACGGCAGAAGGAATTGTGATGGTAAGTGCCTGTGCGGTTGTTGCTTGTGAAACAACAGAGGTCACAACAGACTCACCGAAGCCGCTTGAAGAGATACCGGCATCAGAAGTTACGTACACATAATATGTAGCGTTTGAAAGAGCTGTAACAGAACCCGAAGGTGAAACTGCTGCAACTGTTGGTGTTGATGGAGCGGCGAGCGCACCGGAATATCCGGATGCAGTTCCACGCGCCATGAGCATCATGCGTTCTTCCATAAGCATTGTTGCGTACAGAGTTGAAGTTGAGGACAACTGACGCAAGTCTTGATATCCAAGACCTGAGAAGTTTGCATCAAATGAAACGCTGTCGGACAGTGAATAAGAGTTGTATGGCAAGATCAGATCATCTGAGGCGTAGGATATTTTGGATCCACGCTCGAAGTTGATTGAACCGAATGCGGTTGTTGTTGATTCGGTTACGCCCGGCCAAGTGTTACCGACTCCACCAGTACCTGTACCTGTGTATCCATTGATACGCTTGATACGGTGCGATGTGCCAACACCCTTCTTACGGGGAATCTTGTTACGCAATGGTGTTGGACGTGGTGTGAGCAACTTTGCAGGTGCTTCCAAGTCAAACTGTGCAAATGAGGTTGAAAGTGGGGATGTGAGGGTAATGTCCTTTTGCGCATCCTGCATAGCAAGGCGTTGAGCAGAAATTGCGTTGTTGAGTCCTGCGAGAACGTCAGGTGAGAGTGACTTATTAGCCGCCATCGCCTCAAGTTGAGCAACAGGATCAGTCGGTGCAATTCCACCGGGGACAGAAGGTGCTTCAAAAGACTTATTCAAGGTTGCCTTGAATTCGTCCATGCGCTTTGCCGCCTTCTTGGCTGAACTTACGTCAGCAAAAAGTTGGTCAGCGCGTGGTGTTTCTAGTGTCATGTGACGTGACCTTTCGGGTAGTGGGTTGATTACTTATTAAGTTTGTTTGCTTTTTCCATGTACTCAGCTTCAAGCGCTTTGTACCCCTTAATAAGTGTTGGGTCAGTTGTTGCAGCCGCTTTTTGACGATAATCAAAAGCAGTCGCAAGTAACTCATTTGTGTCCTGTGAAGGTTTGCGCCCAGTTTTCGCTGGACCACCTTGAACAACAGCAGATTTTGCCGTTACAAGCTCTGACTCAAGAGCCACCACCTTCTCATTAGCCGCCTTCAACGCCGCTTCATGAGAAATGATCTCTGTCTTGACTATTTCAGTTGCGCTTTGTACCGCCTTCTCGATGATCGCCTGAACAGACTTCTCATCTAGAATTTCAGTTTTGATCTTCGGTTCAACCTCGGTTGCCTCGATCTCTTTTGTTTCTTCGGTTTCAATAGGAAGCTCAGCATCAACCAATTCGCCTTCGGCAGATTTAATTGAACCCGAAGTGTCAAGTGACACAGCAGTTGTCACGTTGGATGGCTCGCCGGTGTTGGAAACAACAATGCGAGTTTGACCGTGTGATTGTCCGACTTGGTTGCACCCGCACTCTAAGCACTTGCCAATGTCGGCAGATTTGCCCATGTCGTGACCTTTGCATACATTCGCATCGCAACCGCCGTCTGCTTTACAAGCAGCACAACCATCGCAATCGCATCCTGCTGTGCCATCGTCATCGCCGTCTGAATCGGCTTCTTTGTTGGCAAATTGATCGTTAAATACGTGCTTCAAAGCTTCAATGACCGCTTCGGAATCCTCATCAGTTCCTGTTTCCTTAATAAGTACGCCAGCGATTCCTTTAAGTGCGGTTTCATAAGAATTTCCCTCAAACTTTGCAGAATCAGGCGTGTTTGCCTTCTCGTGAAGTTCAAGGATGACATCGAGTAGTGGTGATTTCTTCACGTTCCAGCCTTCCGGTAGTTGGTCAATAGCGCCCAATGCTCGAGCGCGTGTGATGATATGTTGCTTTACTTTTGCTGGATCTTTTGCGCGACCAAATGCCTGAATCGCATTTTTTAGATCAGCAACAGTTTTGATTGGGTATGAGCCGTCAGGTAGTGCTTGTCCTGCATCTGCGGCATCTTGTCGTTCATCCGCAGAAAAATCACGTTTGGCTGTATCGGCATCAGTTGATTTACCGCCTGACAAACCTGCTGCAACTTGCCGAGCGGTGTTTGCCGCCGTTACATACGCCGGGTGTTCATCCAAAATGCCGGCTACGTTGCGCATTGATTGAGCGGCAGAGCGCGTATCGCCGCTTCTAACAGAGTCTTGAGCATCCTGTAAATGACCTATTGCATCTTCTCGCACTTGAGCAGAATCAAGTTTGCTGCCCGTATCTGAACTTTGTTGAGCGTGATAAGCGTAAGCGCTTTCAATTTGTTGTCGCACATCGCCGGTGTTTGGAGTGTGTCCGGTGTTGCTGGCTGTTTCAGAATTACTTGAGCCGCCGCCATCGCCCGAAGTGAATCTGCCGCGCTCATCGTGGTTGTCGTTGCCCTTTTCGATTAGTTCCTCAACCTGAGTCAAAGTAGATTCACCGTTCACAGACTTTGCAAGCACAAGTTGGCAAGTAGGGTTGGCTGGACGATCTACCAAAGACACTTCCACAATTTGCCCGTCAATAATTCGACCATTCGCGGCTTTTTCATCCCGAACAACGCGTGGCGCTTTGATTCCAATTGAAAAGCCTTTAAGCACTCGAGCTTCAACCTTTTTGCAGGAAACAGGATCAACGACATTTGCGGTGATGTAAAAACCGTCATCCTTTTCTTCGTAGTCGGTTGCAACCCCGGCGGCAATAGCTGAGTGTTGCTCTCGAATATTGCCACCTGATTTGAACCATTCCGGCATTGCTTTTTTCAGCCAGTCGTTGTCACAAATCTGAAGATCAATGTCAAGGTCATCTGAAGTTGCTTTGCCGTAAACAGTAAGTGTTCCATCGTCATTCTTGTTGAACTTGACGATCTCAGCAAAGGATTTAGCAAAATCTTGTACCATATTTAATGCTCCCTACGCTGAATAAATAACTGATACTGCGCCAGTAGAAGTGCCAGCGGCTGAAACCGCGTAAAGCGTGTCATTACCGCGCATCCAAATTTGAACTGTTCCCGATGCGGCAATGTTTTGCCCACCATTGATTCCAACGGTATTTGTCACGGTTGAATCACCAAGGTAAATAGCCGCTGAGTCACGATTGTTCACCTGTACGGCAATATAACCTGTTCCGTTGGGAACAGTAAGCAAAGGCGTTGGTGTAGTTCCAACTGTAATATTTGTGTGAATTAAAGGCATCTATTTTCCTTCTCTCGCGTGGTTAGAGTGTAATGCTTATTTTCGCGGTTTGCTTGGAGCAAAAGTTACGTACTCATCGCCGCCGTCATCTTCTCCGGTGTCGGTGTTATCCGAAGCTTGCGAAGTAACCTCTGAGGCGGCAATAGCAGACCCGATTATTGCCCAGTCGCTTAAGTCCATGCCGTTGGTGTAATCGGAAAGTGAATCTAAGTCCATTGCATCCGGGATAACCGCAAGCAACGTGCAAACGCAATTAGGGTGTTCTGGCGGTTGAGTCACTCCGCTTTCGCTGGAAGGAAATGAATCGCCAATGTCAGTTGTTTCGCCGTCAAGATCAACGCAAGCGCAGTTCACCGGATCAACCGCAGACCACTCCACCTGACTTATACCCATTGCTCGATAAGTTTCAATTTGAGCGGCATTCGCGGCGCGTGAGCCTTCGGTGCGAGCGATCATTAAAGCTCGATCAGGCGTTGATACATGATCTGCAATAAGCGAAGCGAGCGCAGTACCGCCCAAGCCTTGCCCAATTCCGTCAGCGAGTGCAGTACCCAATAAATCGTAAGTGGATGATTGAGCGAGTGATTTGATTTCAATTCCGTTGAGAAGGTCTTGCAAACCGCCTTTGCGCGATAAAAGTGCGGCGGCATTTTGATTGCCCGGTGTCCACCCATCCCAGTTGATAGGCGTTAAACCCTTTTGCTTGGCTTTTAAAACGTTGTAAACGTTGTCCTCTGCTCTTGCTTGTCCAAAAGCATACATCTGCGCGTAATGAGTTTTCAGCGCAGAAATGAGTAGCGCTTGATCTATTTGAACGTTGTGAACTGCCCAAGCTCTTGCTCTTGCTCTTGCTTGAGTTTGAGGTTGCTGGGGGTCTGGCATTGTGTGAAGGTAGTGTTCAATAACTGCCTTGGGGTCAATGCTTGCCCGGAGCGCGGCGCGAATCTTTACGGCACTTTTAGCCGCAATTTGTTCCGCGACTGCTTTGGGGTTCACGCCAAATATGCCTTTGTAAGAGAGCGAATTGTTTCCTTATCGCCATCGAAGTAGCAACGGTTTAGAGCATCTCCGATAATCGGGTCAAGTGACTTGAACTCAAATTGTCGAGCGCGGTCAGTTTTCTTTGCCCATTTTACAAATGCTTTAACCTCATCAGCCGCCATCTTTTCGGTGTCGGGAGTTCCCACCCAAGCAGGTGCTTGATCCATTCCCAAAAGCCACATTGCCATTAAACGGTGATGCCCGTCAACAATTGTTTGCTTCTTACCGTCATCGTAAACAAGTGGGTAGTTGCGGTAAGGCGCTAAGGATTGCCCCATGTTCTGAATTCGATCTGCAACCTTTTCCCGATCCAATACGGTGTCTGTTCCAATGAGGTCTGCGATGTTTACAAGTTGCAGGGTTGCTTTGCTCCACACGTCAGGCGAAAGTGGAATTGTCGCTGTTGTTTTCCAAGGTGATTCAACAAAGTCTGCCGGGTCATCGTCAGATTCAACCGCCGTTCCAGCAGGGTTAGGCATTGTTTGCAGCTTGGAAAGTGCGGAATCAACCTCTGCGCTAGAAGGTACTCCAGCCTTATCAATATCGGCAGACTTAGGCGCAGGTGGTGTTGGTTTTGCTTTGCCCGGCGTTTCAGTTGTTGTTTCGCCCGGTGCAGGTGCCGCAACTGGGGCTGGAGCGGTTCCCGGCTTAATTCCCACCAAAGGATTTTCGGCATCGTCAATATCGAGTTCCCCGGCAGGTGGAGTTGAAGCGTTGATAATGCCTTCGGGTGAAATGAAAAATACGCTGTTACCAGCAACCAGCATTGGCTGATCTGCGGCAGGTGTATCGAGCAAAGGCAAGCCCAATTCGCTTCGTCGCTCATTGATTGTTTTTGTACCGCCACGCAATTCCAAATCAGACTTTTGAGCGGCTTGCTGGTTGTCCCGGATTTCAGAGATCATAAACTTAAACTCAAGCTCTCGAGGCATCCCCAAGTAAGTGTAGGAAATGTTTGTAAGCATTTTTGAAATCCATTGCGACAAAGGTGCGACACCGATATTTTGCGCTGATTCGGCTTCGCCTTCTTGATGAGAGCTTCCACCCAACCCTGATTTTGCGCTAAATCCAATTTCAGTAGGCAACACTCCGAAGTGACCGGTGATTGAGGTGAGCAAATAGTTGTCAAGCGTGTCCTTAAACTTCTCGCCGTAACCTTCGTACATCTGCGGCTTTAATCCGGCAGGAAGCAAGAGAGCGCGTTTGCGTTGCTCGGTCTGACCGGCAAGGTTGTCGTTGATAATATTTTCATACTGGCGCATTACAAGTGGATCCATACCAAACTCTGCGTCAGAAGTAAGCATCATCTCCGGTGTCACGCCATCGGTGTATTCAGCCCTAAGCCATTGCTGACGGCGCAAATACAGATCAAGCAAAGGTAGCGCACGTTCAACCGGGGAAAGCCCGTAAACGCTGTTTGAGCGGCGATTACGGACAAGGTAGGTTAAGTCATCTGCCGTGTATTCGCCGTCTGCGCTTTGATCGTCGCTGTTAGCGCGAAATTCTGTGCGAGGAAAGCCGTACAGAATTTGCTGGTAAGCAGGTTGAGGTGCAGCTGGACGCATACCGCGATCATCCAAAAGTGGTTTGATTGTTGAGCCGTCCAACACCTGCAACCCGTACAAATCTCCACCAACAGTTTTCTGAGGCCAAATTGCCCAAGCATCGAGGACAAGAATGTCCTCAAGACTCATATTGATCCAATCAATAAAAGTCATGCCGTTTGAGCGGTCAGGGTTTTCCCAAAATGTTCGCACCCGGTAAATCTCATCTGAAAATTTTTGACGGGCAATGCTCATAGCGCGAACGTGATCGCCGCCTGATTCAGCAATAATCTTTTCTGAGGCATCGTCACCTAAAACAATATCCCAATCAAGGGAACTGATTTTCGCTTTTAGCACTTCAATACAACGGCGAGCGATATCGATTTGTTCTGCCGCTCCGCGCAAGGTGTCGAATTGGACAAGCTTTTGTTGAGTTCCAAAATTGATGTTTTGAGCAACTTGATATTCATAACGGCGTGGGTCTGATCTGCCGTCATCGCGCAACGGGTTGATTGAAGCCGGTGCAACGGGAAGCGCTGGACCAAAAGGAACCCCGGCAAGCAACGGGTTGCGAGGCAAAGGCGTTTGTTGCCCGTAGTTTGAGGTCTGCCCTTGCGCAGTACGCATTTGTTGCTCGCTAAGAGTTACTGCGCCAGCAGGAAGATTCATTGCCGGTGCTTTTTCAATTTGATCTGCTACTGCTTTGGCGAAGCGGTCAATTAGACCCATGTGCTTGCTCCTTATTCTGCGCCTCTTGTTAATCAGGCTGGTGTAATAATAGCGGTATTGCAACGTGGGCACACTCGAGTGCCACGCAAAAGTGGTAAGCGGCAACTAGGGCAAAAGTCTGCAAGTGCCGCAAGTGATTTCATTGCTACTGAACCGCCCATCAAATCTGTTATCGCCCAAACCATCGCATCCATGCGGTCAGGTGATTCTTTGCTGTCCGGTTCCCAAGTCACCAATTGATCTTCGAGTTCCGGGAATGCCCCCACCATGTGCAAGCGCTTTTGCTCGCTGAGCGCTGATACGGGTTCCGCTCTGATTTGCTTGCCGCGCGAGGCGGTCACTTTACGTAAAGCAACTGTGTTATCAACCTGCTTCAACACTTCCAACACAAGATCACCGCCGTTGTTTACTTCGGCAACAACCCGGTCAGCCTTCCATTTGCGATACAACTCAACCGCTTTACGCGCCCAAGCATCCGGAGTTCCTTTCATCGTGGCATCCTCAAGTATCCAGTAATGCCCGTCAGGGGTTGCACCGGCAACAATAATTCCCGTCATGTCGGAATCCTCGCCGCTTGTAACCGCCGGGTCAATTGCCACGACAATTCGATAACAGGCAGGTGCTTCGCTCACTCGAGCTTCTTCAATCAATGCGCGTGTCCACAATGCGCCTTCTGAATCTTCCAGCAACTCCCCAAACAACTCTTGCCGACCTAATCGAGTGCCAGCGTAACGCGCCTGTAATTCAATCAATGCTTGCGGTGCAAGGTTTTTGGCGTTATCGAAAGTGGAACCGCGAACAATTTTTACTGTTCCGTCTGTGCGCTTACTCAACGTGCGAATAATTGGCACATTCTTCGGGGTTGTTGTTACGACTACGCGGGGATGGGAACCTAAGCGCATACCGAATTGCAGTTGATCCCACGTTTCGGGGTATCTCCACGCCGCTAATTCATCGCACCACGCTCCGTGATGCTGTGGACCACGAAGGCGATCAGGTTCATCTGCTGAAAACAATTTAATGCGTGAACCATTTTTGAGCCGGATCAACCCGGTTGAGCGGTTGTAGTAATCAAGGTTGTTATATTGCCGCAAAATGGGAATGACTCCCGATTCACCCTCTGCGCATACATCTCTTACGTCACCAAAGGTCGGAGCGATAATTGCCCACCGCGTGTTGTCTTGAGTGCTGGCTTCCCACGCTATCCACTCTGCCGCTGTTCGTGTCTTTCCTGCACCTCGACCAGCCAAATACAACCAAGTGCTCCACTCGCCGTTATCCGGCAGTTGTTCCGCTCTCGCTAGTTCCGCTGCCCAAAGCACTCTGCGCGCTGCGAGATGATCGTATAAGTTCAACGATTCGTTGGGTATGTTCTGCAAGGGTATTCCCATCGTAAGTGACCACCTCAGCTTGTAATTTGTCCGGCGCGTTCAAGCCAAGCACTCTTGCTCGCCTGTCGTGAATCGCAAGCACTCGATCAATTTGCCTCAACTCAAGTCTGCCGTTGTTGTTTTCCCGGGCATCTTGATAAATCTGCAACTGCAAGGAATCGAGCGTGGCAAGTTCAATATCTCGGTACTCATCGAGCTTCGGGTGAACCATTCTGTCAGCCGCTCTTTGATACGCCTTATACGCTCCCGAAGCGCCGGCATACCCCAAAGCATTAGCGACCTGCGCCCAAGTTGCGCCTGTTCTGCGCAATTCAATGATCTTGTTTTCCTTGTCCAAGACCTCGGGATCAGGCGCATTTTTCCTGCTCATGTATTCACCTTACATTAAGAAAACAGGAAACGCGACATTAGCTCTGCACCCTCTTGAGGCGATAAGCCGGAAGGAATCTCAATTGCGTTGAACTCCCGGGCAAGGTTTGCGTGTTTGGTTGCGCGACCTTTCACCCAAGATTCATTTTGCACTTTCCCGGTTATCGCATTACGCGCATCCCGTCGTGCTTTTGCAATATGCGGTTCAGTATTGAGGTAAAACAGGTGGAACTCTCCAATGCTTTTCGCAAGGTTGAAAAAGCGAGCGTTAGCAAGCCGGTCACCCTCGCCGTAAACGATATCTACATTTACTGTCGGCAACCAAGGTTCAATTGCCACTATCGCCGTATTCCCAAGAGTGTCTGTACCCCCAAAAGTAGGTCTGATCCAACCAAGTGAAAGTGCTAGCCCATTCGGTGTTCTGTGCAAACGGTGCTTGATGGGTTCATCTATTTTGTCGGTTTCAACCCAGTTGCTTGTAAAAGCTTCGGTAAGTGTTGTCTTACCTGCTCCCGGTTGTCCGATGAGGTAGATAATTTTCATAGTGAGTTGATCCATTTCTCTACAACTGCTGGTGAAATTGCGTAGCCTGAACGTGCAAGATTGCCCATTGTGGTTGAGCGCTTTCCTGCAACCGGCAACAGAGGCACATTCTTTGATTGTCGCGCCCTGATTCCTGAGATTACACGCCAATTCACATCCGGTTGAACCATTCCCACTTCAATTCCAATTTTTAGCATCTCCCACACTTCCTCAACCGCTTTGTCGAGGTCTTTGTTAATGGATGAGCCAAATCTCACTTCATGTCCGAGGTTTGCGGCTGTGATGGAGTGATAAGGTCGAATGTGATGAACTCGCAACGGTTCATAATCAAGGTGAGCATCGTTTGATACTAAAGTTGCACCTGCCAGCCCCTTAAAGTCGCTATGCAAGGTTTTACCGTATGCCCCAACCGTTACCAACACCGCATCCGCTTCGAGCTTCTCTCCACCTTCAAGCGTGACAGTTGTGTCTTGAACTTCAACGGCATTTTGTCGGTAATCCGGTTGAACCAAAACTGATTCCGGTTGAATCAACCACCATCCATTTTGTCGCTTTGGGATCAAATTGCGCCAATGAGTGACAGTTGCTTCTTGCGCAACCGCCGCATCCCACGCCTTGTACCAATCCCAAGATCGAGCACAATCATTTTGAGTCGCTTTATCGAACCACGCTGGACGAATTGTTGCCAAAGCACAACGCGAAGCGGCTTGCCCCGGGTTCCCGTCAACAACAGTTACTTCCCAACCTTTATGCCGAGCGACCCGAGCGGCTGATGAACCAGCAATACCTGCACCCACAACAATTAGTTTCATGCCCTGCTTCTCTCTGGTATTTGTCCTGTAATACGATAAACCTGTTTGCGGCTTTTATCAATCTCTTTCCACCCGTTCAGCTCTCCCAAGTATTCGTGGGGGATAATTTTTTGTCGAGCTTTGTATGCCCATTCGGTCAAATTAGAAGGCACTTTGTCTAAACACTCTTGCATCTCATCAATGTCTATCCCCGGGTAATACCGACCATTTTTGAGAGCGTAAAAGTCGCAAAGTGAAGTTTCAACCGTTTCAATCCCCACTTCAAGATTTTTGTTTGCGAGGAATTGCACAACATCCAAACTTAATTTGTCGAGCTTCTCAATTTCGCCCGGGGAATTGCCTTGCGGCAAGGTATTGCCGTAAAGCATCTGCAATCCTTTGCGTGGTCCACTCGAGTTTGCGTGACCCATGTCTGGAGCTTCTAATTCAAATCCCTTGCACTTCCATAGCATTTCGGCAGTTTTGTACGCCGCCCACCGACCATTGCCCCAAATTGTCATCAACTCGTCATTGACAACCTTCCATGAGCTTTTTGGATCTCCGGGAATAATCAGGGATGAAATCCACGCGTGAAGTCCATTGTGTTGAGCGGCTTTTAAGCAAAGCGAGTCTAAGTGTTTTGCAAGTCTAACCGGGTCGCGGTGTCCTCTGCGAGCAACAAGGCAAGGCAACTTTAATAATTCCTCTTGCGGAACGGTGGGATGGCGATACAGGGAAAAAACTTTTAACGCTGAACCAATGTGATAGTACGCAACGTGCAGGAAAACCAACCATGTTGCGCTTTCATCTGGAAAATGAGATCCAACCTCTTTCAAAACTGGATAAATTGGATCCATATCTTGCGAATAGGTCTGTATTGCGTGGAAAGTTGCAAAATCTTCCCACAGTTGTTTATTCAACGGGTTTTTGTCCAAATGGTGATGTTGCGTTGCCTTTAAGCACTTCAACCATCTGTTCTTCCCGATGAGTGCGAGATTCTTTTGCCTTAGCCGATTCAACCGCGTAAGTAAAACAATCTTTCATTCCTCGCAACGCGTAGTAAACAATTGAATACCGGTAAGCATCTTTTGATTTTGGAGTCATCGGGGTCACGCCGTGAACGTATTTGTACCCAGCAAAGTAAGTTACCCATCCATCGCGGCACGAACAGGTCAAGTCATACTCAGGAAAATTGAGATAACCGCCTTTCATTTCGCGCCTGATTACGGGCATTGCTGACCATGTAGCAAAATTAAAGCCATCGCGGTGATACGGCAAGGTTGAAGATTTATTTACTACGCCCGAAGTCCACAACGCGTCATCCGTCATGCGCCATTCATTGTCCAACCCGGCTTCGGCAAGGTTTTGTTTGTCGCGCTCGTAAAGTTCCGGGGCAAATTCTTTGTAAAGTTTCGCAAACTTCTCCGCAAAAGCAATCAGCACCGCGTGTTCCTCGGGTTGCTCGTAAGCAAGTGAAGTGGGTCGGCACGATTCCCGGCGTTGATAAACTTTTCTTGGCGCCATTCCAAAAGTGCGAGATTTGTTGCGCATTCCGGTTGATTGTCGAGTAGTTGCACCGTACTTAATGTTCAGCACCGAAGCTCTCAACAAATTGACTTCTTCTTCCATCGGAAAATAAACAAACACTACTTCTTCGGTATCGTCATCAATCCATATCCCGGCTTCGTTGCAGTTAGGCTCAAGATTAGGTACGACTTCCCCAACGGTTTCCGTCGCTTCATCCTCGGTCATAACTCTTTTAATACGATAAACGGGCAATTCAGACAGTTTCATGTGGCGCCTTTTCGTTGAAAACACTTTCCACCAATTTTACAATCGCATCAGAGTTGTTGCTAATGCCGTGAATTGCTCGATACTCCGATAACTTTTCTATCAACCATACATACACGTCATTTTCGTAATCAGCCATTAGCATACGGGTTGTTTTTTGCGCGTAGCGTTCAGCGTATTCTCCGAGATTTGGAATGTGAGCCACGTTGCTTTGCCCGGTTTCACCCTTCTCAAGAGAGTGGAATTGAACGTCAGGCGTGAGTTGCGGTGTTTCCTTTTCTTGAATAAGCGCAAGCAAGTCATCCACGTCACTCGATTCCCAACCGGTTGCAGACAAATCATCAAGGCTTGCTAAGAGATCCAGCAACGCCGCGCTGTCGTATTCTCCTGAGTCTGAGGTTTTATTATCTATTGCGACGATCTTTGCCGCAGTATCTTCATCAACATCAACATAAGTAACTGCAATTGTTTCCCA